AAGAATTAACTATAGCAGATATGTTAATTTCATCTTTAAAATGTCAAACGGTTGCTTATGCTTTATCACAGCATTTGACAGCCATGAGACAAAATTTAATGGATGACATGGTAACAAACGGTTACCTAAATTCATCAAAAATTCATAACTATTACTTGATTGAAATAAGAACAATTTTAGAAAACTTTAATGAAATTACTTCTGAATGTTCAGCAAATGATCGATTTTTTTTAAAAGATGAAATAGAAAAAAGAATAACTGATTCTATATATTATCTCGAAAGAGCTGGAAGCGATTAACCTACCAATAAAGGAAACAAAGATGAAAAAATTCTACTTATATTTATTGCTCACTTTCGGTTTAAGTTACATACATCTTCAAGCAAATGAAAATTATTCAAGTAAAGAGTGTGCATGTAATATGAATACAGAAGATGTTTTAAAAGCAATCAATCACCTTGAAAAAGGTTATAGTCTGTCTAAATCAATTGAAGATGCAGATACTAGGCTTGTTGTATCAAGTCATTTCAAGGTTGCTTTAGATTGTTTAAAGAAAGATTTTTTAATTAATAATTATGACAATGTAACTGATTTATGTATCACTTTAAATGATAATATAGATGAAATTCTTGCAGATTGTCAAAATGAACAATTGAGAATAGATATTACCAATTGTGTAAGTGATATGATGAAATCTGTAGGGCAAGGTCATTAAAAGTATGTCAAAGTTTTCATCTTGGTTATCAGCCCTTTGTTTAGGAATTGGTATAGGAATTACTGGTCAACTTATTCCTCATATAAAATTAGATTCTGATAAATTTTCCGAAAAGAAACATAAACCTATCTCATCATTTGAAATTGAACGACAAGGTTATTCGCTTGCTTATGATGCTAGAAATAAAAATCCAATTTGGGTTTATGAGCATTTAACGGCAGAAAATATTAAAGGGAATACAGAAAGATCTCGTTTCAGTTTTAAAGAAGATGATAGCCTGCCAAACCATCTCATATCAACGTTAGAAGATTATAAAAAAAGTGGATTTGATAGAGGTCATATTGCTGCTGCAGCTAATCATAAAATCAGCGTTGATGCTATGCAAGATACATTTTATATGACAAACATATGTCCTCAATGTGCTCAATTTAATCGAGGATATTGGGCAAAGTTGGAAAAGCATGTAAGAGATTTAACTAAAGATTATAAAAATGTACATGTAATTACAGGACCCTTATATATACCATATTCTGAAGATGGAAAACGTTATATTAAATACCAGGTTATAGGTAAGAACGATGTTGCTGTGCCAACACACTTTTTCAAAGTCATTATTCTAGAAGATAATTTTGGTAATATTGAAAATCGTTCCTACATTCTTCCTAATAAAGAAATTTCCTCAAATAACTCCTTAGATGAATTTAAAACAACAATTGACAATATTGAAAAGTTGGCAGGAATAATTTTAAAAACAAAATTAAATGACATCGATCAAATAAAAATGAGTCGGTTACAAAATGAAACCAACTGAAAATCATATGGCATGAGAAATGAATAAAGCTTTCTGAATTAAACAGGAGGCTTTATGAAAAACATCCCAAAAGAAATAGCTCACTTAGTCAAAGTAGCAGAAACAATTCAACAAGAACGTGGTAAAGTAAATCATTGTTTGCTAATACGTAGGACTGGAATTACATTAAAAAAAGCAAATGAAGTCATTAATTGGTTAAAATAAACCAATTCATATATGTCATTTTGAATTCAACGTGTAACATAATTTCTTGAATTACTCTTCTTATATATAGTATTATATTACTTTAAATACTATGTAAGTTAGGATTATCTAAATGCCAAAACAGAAAAAACCGATTAATTGGGAGATAGTAGAAAAAAAAATGGAGGCTGGTTGTTCAGCTAGAGAAATTGCTAGTTCCTTTCATATTTGCATGGATACTTTTTACGATAGATTTAAAGAGGAATATGGACGTGGATTCTCCGATATCTCCGACGAAGCTTACAGTGCTGGGGATGGAAACCTAAGATTCACTCAATATATGAAAGCTCTTTCCGGAAATATCAATATGCTTACTTTATTAGGAAGAGAGAGATTAGGCCAAGGAAAAGAACAAGAAGAGCAATCACCTTATGAGGATATACTAGCTTTAAGGCATGAAAACATGCTTCTAAAAGCACAAATGCAACAAATAGAGAATATAAATGCCAACCAGTGATAAGCAAAATAAAAGCTTTGCAGAAGCTACACATCGATTTAATATATGGGTTGGTGCCGTACGATCAGGTAAAACATATAGCAGCATTGAAAGGTTTATTTATGATTTAAAGCATGGTCCGAAAGGTGATGCTATGATCATTGGTGTTAATCGGACATCTATACAACGTAATATTTTAACACACTTTTATAGGCAATTGGGGTTCCCATGTCCGACAGAGAAAGCGCAATTGGCAAAGTTGTATGGCCGAGATGTTTGGTTTGTAGGAGCTCCCGATGTGTCAGCAGTATCAACCATCCAGGGTTCTACTTTAGCTCTTGCTTATGTGGACGAAGCGACGAATTTGCCAGAACCATTTTGGAGGATGCTCGAATCTCGACTCAGTGTTCCGGGAGCAAAACTTCTAGCGACTTGCAATCCTGAAGGTCCAGCTCATTGGCTTAAAAAAGATTTTATTGATAACAAGAATATTGATTTAGCTTATTGGAACTTTAACCTAGATGATAATCCATCCCTTGATGACAACTTCAAAAAAGAGCTTAAAGCCTCGTATTCAGGAATGTGGTATAATCGATACATTTTAGGAGAATGGGCGCTTGCTCATGGAGCAATTTATGACTGCTACGATAAAGACAACGAATATGAAAACCCATTTCCTGCACCATCTTATTACATTGTCGGTGTGGATTATGGAACAACAAATGCAACAGCTGCGGTATTATGCGCTGTTACTCCCAACAAATGGCCTCAAATACGAGTGGAATCGGAATATTACTATGATTCAGCTAAGAAAGGAAGATCTAAAACAGATCAAGAGTTGGTCAGAGATATCAAGGAGTTTATGGGCTATAAAAACATATCTGCAATTTATGTGGATCCTGCTGCTGCCTCTCTTAAAATCGCCCTCAGACAAAGCGATTTGCCTGTCTTGGATGCGAACAATGATGTATTACTCGGGATTAAAATATGTTCTAAATTTATCGGAGGAAAAAATATAGTCATCCAGAAAGGATGTACGACTTTAAGAGAACATCTTCAATCTTATGCATGGGATTCAAAAGCGGCCGATAGAGGGGAGGATAAGCCTGTTAAGAAGAACGATCATATACTTGATGCTTTAAGATATGCAGTTTGTTCGGCTTTTCCACAAGGTGAATTTAACCATCCAGATGAGAATATTTCACATGATCAATTACGTCGTCAAGTATTTGCGAATGATGATGGATGGGGAGCTATGTTACATGGTGGAATAGGTGGTTACTAATGAAAGAGAACTTCGTTCCAGATCACTTACTTTTAAAAATGATTGCATTACTAGACAAATGCAAATGTGATCTTTGTCAATCAGAAAAACGTAAAAGGGAAGAGCTTCTCAATGGTAGATGAGAAAAAATGTAATTGTAATTGGTTATACGAACAAGAAAAAATGATAGCTTCAGAATACAGAGAAATGTGTAAAGAATATAGAGAAATAATTGAAGATTTAAAGAAACAAATTAAAGAAAAAGATATTCAAATAGACGAACTGAATAAAAGAAAAAACCGCCCTCGAATGAAGGCAGCTGAATGATATTAATTATGGTAGTAATTTTAGGCATTCAATATTAATAGATGCAATAGTAATCGGGAATACTGAACCCGTCACATTAGGATTAAGATTAACAACTGAAATAGATGTATTTCTTAATCTAAGCACGTCATTTGCTTGAACTTCTATCATAAGTTCAGCGCTACTATGACAAGCATCATCTCCAGGAGCTTGAGTAAATCCAGAATAGATTGACCCAGGAACAAGCACTCCGTTTAACCAAAAACCAAAGCTCCATGATGGAACAGGAACAGGAACAGGAGTTGCAATACGTGCTTGTAATACCCATGATAATTTATAAAAACCATGTTTTAAAAACTTAATATCGCCATTGATGTTTTTCATAGACAAATCAAAATCACCGGCAGATACAGCATTTTGCGAATCTAATAATACACCATCAGCAACAGCGCCAGCATTATATGGTTGTACTATCTGAGTAGCGGAAGCATAAATGTTAGCATATGGTTTAGCAGAATCTGAACAATCACAATCTTTTCCTGCATCTCCCTTAGGTCCTTGCAAACCTTGGACGCCTTGCATACCAGCCAAACCTTGAATCCCTTGTGGTCCTGGATTTCCTTGAATACCTTGAGGACCTTGCATGCCTGGAACACCTTGAGGGCCTTGTAGACAACATTTTTCTTGACAATCACCTTTACACATAAAAATTCTCCTTTTTTATGGCAGCTTAAATATAAACCGCAAAAAAGTTAAGTCAATAAAAACATATTTCTTGAGAGATAAAGTTTCTGTTAAAATAAAATTTTAATTATAATGTGAGTTCTCAATATGCAAGGGGAATTCATGGGCAGCTATGAGTCCGGAAACTATAGTCTAGGGTATATCGACCCGTCTGATGTTCAATCTAAAGATTTAAAGCAAATGATGGATTGGTTTTACCAATCCAATTATACGACTAATTCCACTTATTGGCTTCAGGGAGCTATTGATAAAAGATTTAAAGTTGGAGATCAGCAACTCTATAATCAATTTTATGGTTCAAATTCCCAAAATGTTCAAAAGTTTTTTTTCAATTTAATCCGCCGTCATATCAATATGATTTGCGGTTATCAACGTAAGAATCGTAAATCTACTATTACGATGCCTGTCAATGATAATGATGATCCATTAGCTGATGATTATAATAAAGTCATGCGTTGGTGTGATGATAGAGATGGATTTCAAGAATATTTATCTCAAGCTTTTGAAGGGGCATGCGATACAGGGGAAACATTACTTCATCTTTATCCTGATTTTACATTTGATCCTATCTCTGGCGATCTTTTTACAGATTGCGTTGCTTATAATAATTATCTCATAGATCAATACACTAGAAAGCAAGATTTATCAGATTGCAATGGTATTTGGCGAAGACGCTGGACATCCAAAGAAGCAGCTAAATTATTATTACCTGGTTATAGTAAAGAAATAGATAAAATGAAGCCTGGAGGCATGAAAGATGGACGTTTCCCTTTGCAAGCTGAGCTACAAAATGTGGCGATTAATAATTTATTTACATACGACGAATTCTATTATCGAACGACAAGACCAGGAAAAGTAATATTAGATCCATATACAGGTGAATCGGTTGAATGGGAAGAAGATGAATCAGAAGAAGAAGGTATGATGGAGCGTGTTCTTTATGAACAACCTTGGCTTCAAGTAAAAAAAGTAGATATTCCCACAGTTAAATTAGTCATCGCTCTATCAGGAAAAGAAGTCTACCATGGTAAAAATTTATTAGGCATAGATCAATATCCTTTTATTCCAGCACAATGTTATATTGAACAGGATATTCAAGCTTACGCATGGCGAAAACAAGGGATTATTCGAAACCTTCGAGACAGCCAATTCTTGTATAATATGCGCAAGGTAATTGAGCTCCAGCTATTACAAAGTTCTTTAAATGCTGGTTGGATATATCCTGTTGATGTAGTTCCAGATCCTAAATGTTTTAGACAATCAAGTGGCGGGGATGGTTTCCTTATTCCTCTTAAAGCAGGAAGACAGCCAAATGAAATACAACGCATTGAACCAGTATCTATTCCACAGTCATTACTTGAATTATCTAACAGTTTAGCAGAAGATATTACCAAAATTTCAGGTGTTAATGAAGAGCTTTTGGGCGCAGCGACTGATGATAAGTCAGGTATCCTATCAATGCTTCGACAAGGGGCAGGGCTTACAACATTACAAACTATATTTGACAAACTCGACTACACGCAACGATTGTATGGCAAGATACGCTTACAGGCGATTCGTAAGAATTTTAGCAAGGGTAAGATTCGTAATATCCTTGGCCATGAAGCAGATCGTAGATTCTGGACAAGTCACTCACAAAAATATGCTATTGCAGTCGAAGAAGGTAACTATTCTACGACCCAGAGGCAGATGGAATTACAACAGCTCCTCCATTTTAAAGAATTGGGAATGGCGATTGCTGATAAGTCCATCATTCGAGCAGCCTTTATCACTGATAAGCGCCAAGTCATAGAAGATATGGAAGAGCAAATGCAACAGCAGCAGCAAGCTCAACAAGCCGAAGCACAGCAACAAGAGAAGATGGATAATGCTAAGATTATGTCTATGTTTTCTAAAGCTAAAGTTGATATGGCTAAAGAGCAAGATCTTATGGTTTCGTCTCAAGAACGCTTGGCTAAGATTCAAGATTTACATGCATCTGTTGATCATAAAAATGCTCAGACGGAAATGGAATTAGTTAAATCTATGTTAGAGTTAGAATCATTAGATTTAGAAATGATTAATAGATCATATGAAATAGCTATGGCGATTAAAAATCAAAATACTTCACAACAACAAACGGCATTAGCCGGTTAGGGGAATCTATGAAAGAGCATAAAGGACATAAAAAACACGGTCATCATCCTCATGATAAAATAGCTGCAATGCCTCAGTTTAATGAAGGCCATTGGGAAAAGAAAGAGAGCGATGTTGAAGTAGGTGGTGGCCGTTATTCATCCGAAATGAATCAAGCACAAGAATACAAGCATGATGTAGATGCTTTATCAGCTTATGTAAAAAAACATAAGATGAAATATTAATAATTTGAATCTAGTAGCTTCAACTGGAAGAGCGGCGGTATTATGGGGTAAAGCTCAGTTATGCAGGTTGTTGGTTCGAATCCAACCTAGATTCTTTTTAGTCGGTCTCATTTTGTAACCGACTCAAGTTACATCGCATTACATAACAAAGGATTAATATCCAATGAGTAAAAAAACACATCATGCGCCTGATTACGCAAAAAATAAAACAGCCGATGTTATCAAAAAAGGTAGTGGCCCCGCTGTACCTAATGAACAATGGCAGATTAATAAAGATTTAACTCCAAAAGGTGAATCTAATGCGTGGGGAGCATTCCTCCCAAGAGCTGGAAAAGACAGACCAACGCCACATACTAAAACAAATGAGTGTGACCATTGAGTAGCTTTGAAAAAATCTATCAAATAGATCCATCTCGAGAAAAACAGGTCTCTATAGAACTTTCTGATAAAGAATGGATTGAAATACGAAATAAACCCTCTTTGATTCCAATGAAATTAGAAATGCCAATATTAGAAGAAGTAATTCGAAAGGGAAAAAAGAATGAGAAAAGTACGAGTGAAAGCATTAAGGAAAAGCCTAAAAAAGTTCATAAAAAATCCAAGCCAACAACAATGGCGCGCATACAAAAAAAATTATAGGTTGGGTTTAGTTTAATGAGACAAACAGCAGGTGAATTATCACAAAAAGCGCTATCAGATATTACTAAATATGATGCTTTAGAAGTTGGCCATGCAATGGCAGATGATATTGAAAAGCATCTATATCAAGCTGTAAAGAATTATCATAACATGATTGATGAGAAAGAGTTTTGTGTGGTGATGATTGTTGCTAAAGATCCACTTATAAAGAATCTTGTTCGTCGGAAGTTTTATTGCTGGCCTTATCTTCCAAGTCCTCGGCCGAATCAAGCAGTTTTTTTATACAATAAATCAATAGGCCGCATAATAAAGCGGTTATGGGTATTACCAAGTGATGTGGTGATGGCAGAATTAGCCAGCTTAGTAACAGTAGACAAAAGATACAAAACAATGCAAGCATGGTCTGTTGCTTTTTTTGAGGGTAAATTCTGGGAATATATCCGTTATGAAAGCGGAATCAATATGCCATCGGAACATGAATATATGTTACAACATCGAGAAGAACTTATCAAGGCTGGATGTAAGATTCCTGATTCTAGTTATTCCGAGCCCTTTGATTTTGACAAAATCCACATTGAAAAGATCGTAGATACGCAAGAAGCCCTCATTCAATAAGATTTTTTCTACTGAGGTAGGTAAATTAAGCACTTGAATAGGCGCATCTGCTAACATATATTTCATGGTTGTTTGATATTCATCAAATTTTTTCTTTAATTCTTCTCTAAGTCGTTGCATATCTAGTTGATATTCAAGATTATTATTTACATCGTGATCATTTTCTTTTAAATTATTTTTATCATTCACAAGGAGACTCCAATATGGCAGTAAATGAGGTAAATCAAGAACCTAATACAACTGTTCCTCAAGTTGAATCAAATTTGAAACAACAAAATATTGACACAACTTTAGCACAAAATAATGCTGAAAATCCACAACAAAAGCAGCCAGAACAAGAATCACATGAAGATCCTAATTGGAAAGCTTTTCGGGAGGCAAGAAAAAGAGATCGCGCAGAGAAAGAAGAAGCGCAGAGAAAAGCAGCTGAAAAAGAAGCAGAGGTTGCAGCTCTTAAAGCAGCTATGGAAAGTGCTTTCTCAAAATCAGCCCCTACACCTCAAGCTTACCAACAATATTATGGAATGAATCAAGATCAGGAACATAATGAAGAAACAGAAGAACAAAGAATAGAGAAAAAAGTTAATGAGCTTTTATCAAAAAAAGAGCAGGAGTATTTAAGAAAACAACAAGAAAGAGAACAACAAGAATATCCAAATCGTTTATCAAAAGATTTCCCGGATTTTCGATATGTTTGTTCTCAAGAAAATTTAGATTATCTCGATTATCATTATCCTGAATTATCTCGGCCCTTGCAAAGATTGCCTGAAGGATACGACAAATGGTCAGATATTTACCATGCAGTGAAGAAGTTTATACCAAATCATGCTAATGTAAAAAAAGATGCTATAAAAGCTGATATAAATAGTAATAAGCCAAAATCAATGGCATCTGGTATGGTAACACCCCCAGGCGAAAAAACAAGAGAATCATGGCAAGAATCCGAACAACGAAGAGCCGAAAATTGGGCAAGAATGCAAAGAATTATGAAAGGAGTGGGATAAATATTGTAATTAAAATTTTAATTATATAATATTGTTTCTTAGCCGATAAGGAATATTCGCTAGTTCCACAAGAGCCTACGCCTCTTTAACGTAAGAAGAAAATGAAAATTTTTAACTTACAAAGAGGCGATTATGACATTCTCAACCGGTATAACCGGCATTCAGAATATGGCGCCAGAACTTCCAGTTCAGGCATCTGAAGATCTTTTATCCACACCAATGTTCAATTTGATCCACTCATTCGGAGTTGATCTACATCATGCAGAAAGCTATATCGGTAAAACCACACGTATGTCTCGTTTTGAGCGTTTATCTACGGATGGCGGTCAACTTGATGGTTCCGGTATTGATCCAGCCGCTGAAGTTCCAGTCCGTACAGATATTGATGCGACTATGGAAATCTATGCTAAATCTATCGTAACTAACGAACAAGTCGTTTTATGGGAAAATTCTAAAACACTCACAAAATTTACAGCTTTACTTGGTCAATGGCTTCGTGAAAAAGAAGATCTTTTGATGAGAGATCTGTTTGCAAGCTCTGTTTCTTATATTAATGCAACAGGGGGTTTGAATGGAGATCAACCAAGTAATATCTCATTGAATGATGTGAATAATATAGAAAATATTTTACTTGGAAATGATGCGCGTTCAATGCTAACTAGTTTGGAAGCCACCCTGAAGTTCGCGACAGGTGGTGTTCGAGATGCGTTCATTGCTCTTGCAAACACTAACCTTGCAGCCGACCTACAGAAAGTTCAAGGCGTACTGCTTAAGTCTGCTTATCCAACACAAGAAGGAATCAGACCAGAAGAATATTGCTCTATTTCTAGATTCCGTTTCTTTGTTTCATCTAAAGCAGCTAGAACACCTGGAATCTCCTTAAAAGGAAATACAGTCTATACAATTCCTATGTATGGATTAGAAGCAGCAGCAAAAATTGAACAAAATAACTACACAGCAGTCATTGGATACCGTCCGCCTTGGGTTGTTTCCGCTGTTGCGCAGAACAGCCAGTTGTATGCCAAATTTGCGATCGCACGTGCGATTACAAATCAGAACTGGATCTCTGGTTTGAACGTAACAACATTCCAACCATCATAAAGGAGGTCGACTCATGGCTTTTACTATTGTTTCCCAAGGGACTTTTACACAACCTGCAACTGCAGTGAATCAAATTATTCCACTTCCTAGTGGAGCTGATTATTTTGTAACCACTAACCTTACTCAAATGGCTACTACTCAAGGTACTGGTAGAGTTGTTAGAGGAGAATGGTACGGCGGTGGTTTAACTGCTGTAAATGATGGGTTACGTTGGAAAAAAACTAATAGCACAAGTGCAATTAATATTGATAAGTTTTCAACAAGCACAGCTTCTAATGGATTTACCTATGTTACTAGCTTTCCTGCTCCACAGGCAGCATTAACAGGCACAACCATCACACAAGCTAATGGTGCTGTTGCATCTGTTACAAATACATATTCTGAAGGTGATACAGTCGTTATTTATAATGCTGTAGGTATGGAACAAATTTCAGGAATGACGTTTACCATTTCTTCAGTAACAGGATCGCAATTTACTTTATTAGGATTGGATTCTTCAGGTTTTGCAGCTGCTGCAACTGCTTTTTCTGTAAGACGAGTGAATCAATTCACTCCTGTTGAACCTAGCTTCTTATATGTAACTAAAGTTTCTCAAGCAGTTGGTGCCCAAGTTACTGTTTCACAAGCTAATAGTGTTTATTTAGGTCAGAAATTAGAATTTACTGTGCCAGCCTCATTTGGAATGGTTCAGCTTAATAACTTCTATCAGCCTCAAAGTAAACCTATTGTAGTTACTTCGATTGTTGATGCATATAACTTTACGATCAATATCGACACCACTAACTACACTGCATTTGCATTTCCCGCAAGTTCAGGAAGTCCAACTGTTCAGTTATTTGCAACTGTAGCACCGGCTGGACAATCTACACAGTTTAACCCAATTACTGGTGTGCAAACTGGATACAATTTCACAAATATTCCATTTCATACAGGGATTTTTATTCCATATATGTATGTTCCTGCTGGCGCTCAAAGCCCAGGTGGATCTGCTGCGGATGTGATTGTATGGCAAGCCTATAAAATGGAAACCGGCACGATAAATGCCCCAGTTCCAAGTTAATATAATTAAAAGGTAGGGGGACATATTGTCCCCATCCCTTTTTAAATGTACAACGGGGTTTACATGCCCAATCAATATTTACCTGGCGTGATTCAGATTCCAAGTTCGTTAGTCATAACGAATATTACACAATCGTCTCCTATGATTATTACGGTTGCGATTGGTAATAGCACCTCAGAAGCTAATACATATATTGTAGGAATGGCAGTACGTTTATTTGTTCCTCAAACGTATGGAATGTATCAAGCAAATAATTTGGTTGGAACCATAACGGCGATCAATGGATTAGATTTTACTTTGAATTTAGATTCATCGCAATTCGATGCATTTGTAGTTCCATCAGGAAATGTGATTCAACCCTCGACCATATCTCCTAATGGATCTAGAAATTATCAATATAATAACACTTCGGGCAAAGTGCCCTTTCAATCACTTAATAACATAGGCAATTAACATGAAACACCTATTAATGGCAACAGCATCAGGCGAACAACATGGACTCATTAATACACTGACTAATAGCGTTCCTTTTGATGAATTCAAAAATATGAAGCCTGAACATAAGAAAGAATTAGAACGTCAAAGAAAAGAAGATTCAAAATTAGTTAAAGCTGAATACATGAATTCAAGGGGGAAACATGAGAGGCTTACGAAACCGTATTGCAAATACGCTGGAGACCCTATTCAAATCTGGCATTTTATTCCTGGTAAAGTATACGAAGTACCATTGGGACTCGTAAATGAAGTAAACGACAAAAATAAAGTTATGAAAAAGCGTGAAGGTCTAGTGAGTGTCGATGGAAATGACGTTAAAAAAGATGGTTCTCCCATATATATGGATGAAGAAGGGGATTGGTTGCACAAGTTTGTGGCGAGCGGTTTTTAATTAATTTGAATGTTTACATTGGGGCAATATGTCATCAATTCTTCCTGCGGATACGACTTATACATTTATTGAAAAAAAAGTCAGAAGGCTTACAGCGTCAGCAAGTCAAGCTGCATTAAGCAGTGCGGATATTCAAGAGGCTGTAAATAGATTCTATTCTCAAGACTTTCCCTATGCTATTAAGATTGATCAACAAAGGTCAGTGTATAAATTTTTAACTATTCCCAATGTAGATAGATATCCTGTTGATGTTAATAACCAACAAGGATTCAGAGCGCCCGTCTATTTTCAGGGAATACAGGGAAACTTTTTCAAAAATAGAGACCAATTATTCAATCTCTATCCTAGATATCCAACACAATTTCAGCCTATCGCTGGGGATGGTATTACCACTAACTTTTCATTTACTCTATTTGGAAATAACGTTAACCCTTTCCCTCAACCTAACTTTGGTATATTAAGTACTCAAGTAGTTATTGGAGGAATAGACGTTAATGGAAATCCCATTCGTATAATAGATGACGGGGGAGCAGTAACAACATCGACAGGCATAGGAAATAATACGACACAGGGGCAATTGTTATTTTTGCAACAAAATACAGTTGGAAATAATGTCTATCTTGATACTTCGAAAGGAACACAAATCACAGTAGCGGCATTAGCCGAGCCAAATCCGAATGGAACAGCTCAATATCAAAACGATTTATTAGCATCAATCAGGACTACCAATCCCAATGCTGCAATTGTTCCTGGAACTTTACAATTTTATTTAGATTTTGGTTTGGGAAACCAGACATATTATACTGATGATGGTAATGGAATAGTCACTGTTAATTCAGGCCCATTTACCATTTCATCCGGATCTATTGATTATAGGACAAGTGTTTTAACACTTAATTTCACATCTATTCCGGGTTCAGGAATTCTAGCTCAGACAAATTTAAGGTATTATCCTGATGTATCAATAACAGGTCAGCAGCCAGCAATTCCTGCTTTATCTCCTTTGCCATCACCATCGCCGCCTATCAGTTTAACAAAACAATATTGCGGAACGGTGAATTATGTCACGACACAATTTGATATTAATTTTCCTGTAGCTCCGGCAGCAGGAACTATGATTAATGTTTGGGCTGCAACTTATCAAGTAGGCAGGCCTTATAATTTATTATTCTGGAATAACGAACTTACGATTAGACCTGTACCTGATAATGTCTATCTTGTCGAAGTAGAAGTTTTTCAAACGCCTGCCCAATTTATGAATACTAATGACAACCCAATACTTAACCAGTGGAGTCAATATATCGCATATGGCGCAGCTTGCGAAATATTAAGAGAGCGTCAAGATATGGAAGGGGTACAAAATTTAATGGAAGGATTTAAACGCCAAGAGGCATTGGTTTTAGAAAGACAGGCCGTGGAAGAAATACAGCAACCTAATATTACTCTATTCAATTCGACACAAATCGGATATGGCGTTGGAACAGGTGCAGGGTATGGATTAGGTTTCTAAATGGCAGGATATTCACCCCTTAAAATCACCGGCAATCAAACCGGTCTTGTCCAAGAACGAGAAGAATTCCTTCTTCCTAATGATGCTTATCCCATCTTACAAAATGCGTATGTATGGAGAGAAAGAATTATACGTAAGAAAGGGTATCAATTACTCGGTCGTTTACAAAGAAATTTATCGGGTTTAGCAGAGCCAAACCCTAATGGAACGGCCCTTTATTCGAATGATTTACTTGCAAGTTTAAGAGCTACTCAGCCTAATGCACAAATTGTTCCCGGTACTATGACTTTTGTTTTAGATTTTGGTGGGGGCAATACTACTATATATACGGAAAATGGTGCAGGCGTAGTAACTTTAGTATCTGGCCCATTCACTATTTCTTCCGGTTCCATAAATTATACAACGGGTATTTTGACATTAAATTTTACATCAATTCCTGGGGCAGGTATTCCGGCTTTAACTAATCTATCTTATTATCCTTCTTTGCCTGTTATGGGAATAAGAATAAGGGAATTACCTAACAGTGCCAATGATCAAACAATTTTTTTTGATCAAATCTATGCTTATATTTATAACTCATCAACGACTCAATTTCAGGAATTCATTCCAGGTACGACATGGAACGCATCGGGTGAGCCTGTTTCAGGAGTCTCCTTTTTTTGGTCTACAAATTATTGGAATTCCGGATCAGCAACACCATTTGGTACATCGGGTAACAAATTATTCTGGGTAACAAATAACTCAGGAGCATTAGCAACACCTGATCCTATTAGAGTGACTGACGGAACAACATGGGTAAATTTCACGCCGCCTTTATATGGTCAAATAGATGCAACTAATTTTCTTGTTCAATGCCTGGCTTTACTTCCATTTAGAGGAAGATTATTAGCTTTTAATACGTACGAAGGACCAGCTTTAGCAGGAGCTATAAATTATTACAATCGTATTAGATGGTCTACAATAGGAAATCCATTTATTGCTTTTAATGCTGGACCTCCTGCAACAGGATCATGGAGAGATGATATAAGAGGACAAGGGGGATTTCTTGATATTCCAACTAGTGAGGATATTGTTTCTGTTGGGTTTGTTCGTGATAACTTGGTTATCTATTGCGAGCGATCTACTTGGCAATTGAGATATACAGGCCGTGCCATTGCTCCATTTCAAATAGAAAAAGTAAATAGCGAACTTGGTGCCCAAAGTGCATTTTCTACCGTTCAATTTGATACTTCATTAGTAGGAATAGGGGATAAAGGGATTGTTGAATGTGATAGTTATAAATCAGAAAAGATTGATATTAAGATTCCTGATTTAGTATGGCAATTTTGGAATCTGAATAACAGCACGTTCAGAATTCAAAGCATTCGTGATTTTGAAAATCGATTGGCATTTTGGACTATAAGCATTGCTTCGCAATATGATGGTGAAGTAAACAGTGCTGATAGAATCTTTCCCAATCAAAGATTGCTTTACAATTATGAAAATGATTCATGGGCTTTATTTGATGATTCTTTGACAGCTTTAGGTAATTTTCAACCGCAAGTGAATAGGACATGGTTAAACACCAAGATATCTTGGTTGCAAGCCAAGTTTTCTTGGACAGAACAACCTCCAGAAGTGGCTAAAATTCTAGGAGGTAATCAGCAAGGATTTATCGAATATTTAGATGAAGATACGACTAATGATGTGAGTTTATTCATATCCAATATCACTCCTGGAATGCCAATAGTTGTAACTTCACCGAATCATAATATGAGAACAGGGTTTGTAATAGGAATTAGCAGCATACCAACTGGTTCACCATTTAGTAGTCTAAATGATGGAATATATGGTGTAGTTGTACTGGATGCTAATACATTTGAACTTTGGCTTTACAATCCCGTTGATGATGAATTTAGTATAGCTACCTCAGATAACACAAGCAATCCATATATTGGCGGAGGCTTAATCAATATAAGAGAAAATTTCTCCATTCAAAGTAAAAAATTCAATTTCCTTGATGAAGGACAAAGCATTCAGATTGGATATATAGATGTATTGATGGATGCAACAGGAATCGACAAGCCAGGTGCTATTAGTCTAAATATGTATTTGGATTATAACGACAATCAACCTTCTAATAAGCTTCCAATGAATGAAATTAATGATGGATCTCCTGTAAATAATCCCGACACTTTCTTTAATTCTATTATTCCGACTACTCCATCTACTTTAAATACAACAGGTGGAACTAAATTCTGGCAACGGGTGTATTGCGCTACTCGGGCCAATTTCCTAACGCTTGAATATACTTTTTCTAATGGTCAAATGGCGGGAATAGAACAAGAATCAGATGTACAAATAGATGCACAAATTATTTGGCTCAGGCGAGCCGGTCGAAATACACAGATTTAATTAATAAAGGAGATATATGCCGACATATCAACCAAATATACCCATAGGATCTGTTCCTTTTGATCAAGATTATTTGAATCTGCAAGGTAATTTCCAACAATTAAATATTGCTTATGGTGTTGATCATGTGCCATTTTCCAATACTTCTGGAACACCCCCAGGTGGACAAAGTGGCTTGCATCAAGTTATTCATATGCTTGCTAATTCTACTTTAGCAGGAAATCCACCTAATAATTATCCTATTGTTCCACCTACCGCTGTTGGTTTAACAGGCGAATTATTCACATCTCAAAGCAATGATGGATATAATCCCGATGAGATCTTATGGTATCAATCAGGTGGGGGAAGATTAAGTCAATTGACTAGTAATATTACGCCATTAGTTAGCGGTAATGGATATACCTATTTACCAGGTGGAATAATTTATCAATGGGGAAGTTTCAACGCGACTTCAATAACTACTTTTGCTGTGACATTTCCAATCGCATTTGCTAAAAATCTATTTAATCTTCAGGTCACTATTCAACAAAATTCAAACAGTACAATCAGAAATAGTATTGCTAATTCGCCTGCTCCTTCAAAAACTGGCTTTACATGGACAGGAACAAATTCATCCGATTTAATAAAAGTATATTGGGTAGCTATAGGTAATTAAATGATTCCATTAGATAGCCAGAATCTTGAAAGTTATGTTCCTGTTTATGATGCTGTCCCGGATAAATGGGAAGATGCTCGGCCTTTCGTGGTTGAACAATTTAAAAAACTGGCAAATGCAATCAATGTAAGGGAAATCGGATTCTTTTTAGACCAAGAATTGCTTTCAGGAAAATCCTTTATTCCAGGAGTCAATATTGCAAATGATGGTGGTTCCTCGCAGCAATTCAGAACGATTTTAAGAAAAGTAGTAGATTTTGGAGCACTTCCAAATGCCGGACCAAAATCAGTCCCACATGGAATAATTTTTGATGCTAATTTTACTTTGATTCAATTATTTGCTTCCGCGACAGACCCTATAAATCTTATTGCTTTACCTATTCCTTATGCCTCATCCAACGCGCCAGATGGAATATCGCTATTTATGAATTCAACAAACATTAATATCATCACACAAAGCAATAGATCTAGTTATACACGTTGTTTTGTAGTGATCGAATATTTACAGGAGCTTTAATATGCCTGGATTTTTTAAATCAATAGGGAATTTCTTCACTGGAACACCCGAGAAAAGAGAAAATATTTCAACTCTTCGACCAGAACAAGAAGGACTTTACCAGCAATTAGTCAATGCAGGAAGAGGGCAAGGAGCTGGTGGAGCATTTGGCCAATCAGCCGATTATTATCGCAATCTCTTAGGTGATGATAGTAGTGATTTTAATGCCTTTGCAGCACCTCAATTAAGGCAATACAATCAGGATATTGTTCCTAATATATCAGAACAATTTGCAGGAATGGGATCGGGCGGATTATCGAGTTCAGGCTTTAGAAATGCGCAAGTCCAAGGCGCTACAGATTTAGCAGAAAGATTAGGAGCTATTAGAGCTAATCTACGTCAAGCAGGTGCGCAAGGACTGCAAAATCTAGGTGGTATGGGCTTGAATAATTTTAGTCAAAATATGGTCACTCAGCCAGGAACGCAAGGATTTTTAGCCCCTACTTTAGGAGCTTTTGGAACAGCAGCATTAGGACCGGCAGGAGGAGCATTAGGGATGATGGGTGGAAATTGGTTACAAAATTCCTTTGGCGCTAATAAAGTCGGAAAGAATACCAGCCCTTACGGACAATTAGGTGAGATGGGAAATTCAATAAATAATGCATCGAATTATAATCCATTAGCAAGAGGATAATATGGCGACATATGTAAAGCAAGGGGATATTTTCGGTCGTATTGGACAAAACCTTGGACAGGGATTAGCCGAACAGATTCCAAAAGAAGTGGAGCGAAATAGATTGTCTCAAGGTTTGCAGCAATTAAACCAGCAGAAGAATTTATCACCTCTAGAATATTTTACTCAAGCCTTAGGAGTTCCCGGACTTATCGATAGACCTCAAGCTATTCAATCTTTATCTGAATTAGCTAAAATACAAAATCAAGGCAATGCTTATGCAAGAGCTGCAAGCACGAATGGTCAGCAAACGCCTAATGCATCAGCTGACTTATCTAGCGTTCAACAGAAAAATATATTAGATCAGGCAGCAAGAGCGGGATTATCGACACAACAAAGTGTGAACCCACAAACTAATCCATTGCCTTCAACAGGTCGTGTTGAAAATAATCAACCCACTCCGAATATTGCAAGAAATGAAAATATTCCTCAAGTGATCGAAGGAAATCCATTAAATCAACAGAATTTACCAAGAACTCGTTGGACTCCACAAGAAAGAAATCAGGTGATTTCTGATTACATTAATCAAGGTTTTTTGCCTGATCAAGCCAAACAATTAGCAGCTGATGATGAATCTAGATATCTTGGAGAGCCTGAAGTATATAAACAAAGACAGCAAGATATTGAAAGCGCCAAAGGAAAAGTAAGAGATTCTTTGAAAAGGCATCTAGAGACTAAATTACAAAAAGGAGGGGAAAACATCTATAAAGATGTTGAGGGACCCATGATTCTTAATGCAGAAAGGGGAATGACGAGAGATTTAATTTTGAATCCTAAAGCAGATATCGACAATGTTGCTAATGATTGGTCAGAAAGATTATATCGTACAGCAATTGCTAAAGGAAAAATGGCAACATTAGGTAAAACAACGGGATTTGAAAACTTTTTAAAAGGAAATCAAACCGAAAAAAAACTTCAAGAATATCAAGATATTTTTAAAAGGTCAGGAAATCTTGAAGAATTCAAAAATATTCTTCAGGGCGACAATTTCGGAATGTCTCCACAAGCGGCAGCAAGTGTAGCATATCCGCCAGGTAAAAAAATATCTCAATATATTTCAAATGTTAAATCTAGCATTCATCCAACAAATGGTGAACAAAAAGCAAGAAAAGCAGCTTTGGAAATAGAAAATTTAGGAATAGGACCTGATGATAGTATTTTATCAATTGCTAGAGCTCTTTCAGAAAAAGATCCCTATTTTGATCAACAGGCTTTCTTTGATCAAATATCAGAAAACAAAGATCAAATAGGTTTAAATGAAAGACAAAGACTTGAATTAGCTGAAGGAGTAAAAAATATTTTGCCTAATTGGGCCGATCTTCTTTTCCTTCCAATTTTTAGGAGATAATTATGGTTTTAAGATCAGATGAAGCAGCTAATGAAGCAGAAATAGAAAGAGATCAAAGATTTAGAAGTAATGTAGGAAAAGGAATAGGAACAGCAGCAGCTTTAGGAGGTGCAACAGTAAGTGGTGCTTTAGCTTCAAAAGTGTTACCTTTTTTAAATAAATATATTCCACAGGATTTAGCTATTAAAGGAATTAGTAAAGTAAGTCCTCGGCTTGGTGATTTTTTAAAAAAAGGTCAATCCATGGGACTAAATGTTGAAGAAGGATTAAATTTTATTAAAGATAAATTACCAGAACAGACATTAGAAAAACCAAAAGAAAACCGCAATATCATTCAACAATACTCTCCAGAACTGCATGAATTTCTAGATCAAGAAATAAAAAAGGGTAGAAATCCATTAGAAGCAGGAGCCATTGCACAGAATGATAAACGCTTTTCCAAAATTATAAATAAATTATCCAAAGATCATAAAACGCCTTGGTCAAATATCCTGCAATCTGTTTATGGACAAGGACAGCAAGCACAACAATCTAATGATTCGTCGACAGTACAACAACAAAATCAGCAACAAAACCCGGGATCGGGTCAGCAAGCATTGATGGATATTTTAAATAAAATCAATCAACGATTAGGACAATAATGAATCCTGAAGAATTGGAATCATTACTTAAAGAACTTGTCCAGGCTATAACACAAGTTATGCAATCTGGAGAGACCTTATCGGACGAATTCCAAGGAATACTAGCTCAAACTTTAAATAATTTGGTCACAAAAATAGATGAAGCTAAATCTAATCAACAACCTTCTATGGCTAATACAGGTGCATTGGAACCTTCTATTTCCCCTGATGCGCAACTTCTTTGGATTTTAGCTGGACAGCAGCCACAAGCTTTTATTTCGTATCTCAGAACATTTCCAACACCTGCCACTCAAGCTTTATTGAATAATCCTGATCAGTTGAACTCGACTATCTCACAACTTAACCAAATGATGCCGCAAGGGCAACCTATTAGTGTTCATGGTATTCCTCATGCAGATCTAAATAGTTCTAATATTTGGGGTGCTAATTATGACTCTAGATCAGGTAAAATGCGTGTGAGATTTCAAGGTGGTTCAGAATATGAATATGATGGAGTTCCAGAAAATATATTCAAGGCATTTATAAAGGGAAATGCAAGTGCTAAAACGAAAGGAAAGAATCAGTATGGGCAATGGTGGGTAGATAAAAATCCAAGTCTAGGAGCAGCAATGAATCAATATATTAAAGCCTGGAATTTTCCTTATCGGAAGATAAGATAACTAGATCATTTAACCCTCCAATAATTATTTAATTCTTATTGTGAAATCATCATAAATATTCTATTTATTAGATTTAAGTATTATTTCAATCCTAGGAGTAAGGTCATTAATTTTAATGATATTTAAAGCTAAAATAACAAAGAAAAATACTAATATACTTTTTAAAAAAAAATCTTTCATTTTTTTCCCTCTTTCAATAGGTCAATAAACATTTGGTAAAGTTGATCAGTGCGAGCATTTGATAAGGAAATGTGTTGATCCATTCTAGCATTTGATGCTTTCACATCATTATCTAAGCGATTAATATCTTTTTCTAAATCACTTTTAAACCAATATAATATCCCACCAAGAGAAAATATTATTGTAAATACTTGAACCCAATCCATAATATACCTCTATTTTTCTTATATTATACCATCTTTAATGATGCAAAACAAATACAGACATTTTTTTGATTTTTCATAGTAAAAAATTATTTTAATTGATAAATTATGTACAGCGCAGATTTGAAGATCGCATCTTCTCGGCTGTTTTACGAGTTCGCCTCCGTAGTTATAGATTTTTATGTAAATAAATATTTTTAATTATTGGAGTCACGTCATGACGGCAGCTTTAGGCAATACAGGCCCAGGAACCCCATTCGCAACAGGTGTAGATGCTTTCGTATATCCTCAATTTATTGGATATGCAATGCGCGCGCCTACTTCTCAAGATATTTACAATCCCGGTACACGCTGGCAAGATAATAGTGTTAATCCTGCTATCATTTATGAAACAACGGGT